GATGAGGTTTCATCTAATTTAATTCTGCTTAAACCATGGTCGGTGTTTCGATTAGTTACAATATCTTCACCTTCAAATAATTGTTTTCTAACGTCATCAGATGTTATAACTTCATTTTCTGTTAGAAGAGTTGTTTCTGTCGAGTTAAGATTTTTAATATTAACAAGATTACCATCACTGTTTAATGCTTGAGTTAATACATTGCCACTCTCTTCCGCTTTTTTAATATTATCAGCCATCGCTTTTTCTTTAGATTCTTTAATTCTTTTATCAAATTCTACTTTAGCAGCTTTTTCATTCTTCTGTTTTTCACTCATTAACTGATTTAATTCATCTTCTAGATATTCAACTCTTCCAGTTTTATATGCTTCGGGTTCCCAAGGCATCCAAGTTCCTACCGGACCAACGTAAACATCATGATGTGGATCTAATTCACGTAATACTTTGCATCGGATTTCAGCTTCTTGTTGAGAAGGATATGAACCCCGGATTTTTATACCTCTTGTTGATGTTTGAAATCCGTATTTATTATTATATTTTTCATCTAGTTTTTCTTCATGAGCATCAACAAATGTCTTATATTCATCATCTAATGTTGATTTATATAAATTCTGTTTTTCTTCCTCAACAAATTCTTGATAATCTTTAGTTAATTTATCAAAATCTACATGATATTTAAAAGATACAAAACTTAAAAATTGAGTAAATTTTTCCATAGATTTATTAAATTCAAATTGTTTCATGAATTCTTCAAAATAAAACATATCTTTTTGTCTAATTACTTTTTCTGGAGAAATAAATGAAATACAAGAAAATTTTTGTCCAGCAACTGGGTTATCTTCATCTAGTAAATCAATATATTTAGGATTTTCACTTCCATCTTTATTCATTTTATATTCAACATTTTCGTTTCTAGGGGTTTCTTTAGCCATTTATAATAATTATAATTCATTTCATTTTAAGTTTTTTAAAAAAAATATATATATATTTTTTTTTTCTAATTAATTAATATAATATGAACTTCCTCGGAATGTTTGATTTTGAAGAATTAGTTAAAAGAGCCATTAAATATATTGTTGAAGGTTTAATGGTTGCCATTGCTGCTTTTGTTATCCCCCAGAAAAAAATGCGCCTTGATGAAGTGCTCTTAATCGCTTTAACCGCTGCGGCAACATTTAGTATTCTTGACACATATCTTCCAAGTATGGCAGTCACCGCTCGTTCCGGTGCTGGCTTTGGTATTGGAGCTAACCTTGTTGGTTTCCCAGCGTAAATTTTTAAATAAATAAATTATTATTATTATAAATTATTTATTTACATTTCTTACTTTGTTTATAAAGTCGTTTTAATTGTTTACCATATGAACTACTATTTATAATATTATTTGCACAACCAGCCTTTATGAACATTTCATATTCTTCATACCACTCATTAAATGTATTCCATTTATTTGTTTCATGATTAATAGATACAGTATGTAATTGTCCTTCATCTCTACAAAGGCAACATTTAAATGGTTTTTGTAATTTTTTATAGCAACTTTTACATATTCCATGTCCACATCTGAATAATTCTATATCACTTTTTCCATAATTTAAATTCCAGTTTAAGTTATCATTCATGCAAATTGGGCAAGTATTATTTTTAATATTGATCATATCGTCGCTTGAATTATATAGTAAAATTTATATATACTATCAGTTTCAATTTTTTTACTATAGTTCTTATATCAATCTTATATGAGAATTATATAATATATTTTATATATATATAAATTATGGATTCTTCGAAATGTTCAAAAAACGCGGTTAATCTATCAATCAAAACAACCTCTAGTAAATCAGTTGAATTAGATATTAAGATAAACAAAAAACAAGTTGTTGAAAAAGAAGAGGTTCTTGAAAAAGAAGAGGTTGTTTTAAAAGAAGAGATTCTTGAAAAAGAAGATGATGTTGCAAAAGAAGATGATGTTGCAAAAGAAGATGTTGTTGCAAAAGAAGAGGTTGTTGAAAAAGAAGAGGTTGTTGAAAAAGAAGAGGTTGTTGAAAAAGAAGAGGTTGTTGCAAAAGAAGAGGTTGTTGAAAAAGAAGAGGTTGTTGAAAAAGAAGAGGTTGTTGAAAAAGAAGAGGTTGTTGAAAAAGAAGAGGTTGTTGAAAAAGAAGAGGTTGTTGAAAAAGAAGAGGTTGTTGAAAAAGAAGATGATGCTGAAAAAGAAGAGGTTGTTGCAAAAGAAGAGGTTGTTGCAAAAGAAGATGATGCTGAAAAAGAAGATGATGCTGAAAAAGAAGATATACTAGTGGTTCGTATGTCAAATATTAAGATCAAAGAATATTCTTTGTCACAAAAAATAAAAAAATTCTTTTTTAATATATTTAACAATAGGTAATAAAAAATAAAAAATAATAAATATAATTCTAAAATATAGAATATTTCTTTAAGTTCTCAAAATAATAATATATATACTGCACATTTTTTCTAATTTGTCAATTGACTTTTCAAAATCGGACATTTTTTATGTCCAAAAATGAAAAGTTGGTTATAGAATTTTGCAAAAAATGCGAATTTTTCAATTTACATGATAATGCTTTAATTTATTATTTTACAATAAAATATTTGTTATTGTAAAAATATATCGATTTTTGAAAAATATTTAGGAACATTTTTTTATTAGGATATATTACTAATGAATCCTAATTTTTTGTATCCAAAAATATCCAAAGAATTTATTTGTAATTGTTGTGACTACACATGTAGTAAAAAGAGTGTATTTGAAAAACATTTATTGACACGAAAACATGAAATCCTAACAAATCCTAACAAATTTGTATCCGAAAATAAATTATATAATTGTGAGTGTGGAAAAGAATATAAGCATCATTCTAGTCTATGCTATCATAAAAAAAAATGTAAATTTGATGAAAAAAATAATTGTAAAAATAAAACGACTGAAATAGAAAATATTGATAGTGTTGATTATAAAAACATGTTTATTAGAATGATGGGTGAAAATCATAAACTTCAAAATTTATTAATAGAGCAACAAAAACAAACACAAGAACAGTTTAATACATTAATTCCTAAAATCGGAAACACAACAACAAATAATAATAGTCATAACACAAATAATTTTAATATAAACATGTTTTTAAATGAAAAATGTAAACACGCTATATCGATGGATGAATTTATAGATAAAATAAATATTTCAATGAAAAATTTATTATACACAAAAGATAATGGGTTAACAGATGGATTGACAAATATATTTGTTGAAAATATGAATAAGCTTTCGTTATTTGAAAGACCAATTCATTGTACTGATAAAAAGAGAGAAACCATTTATATAAAAAATAAAATACATGGAACTCATGATACGCAATGGTCTAAAGATGAAGAAAATCAAGAAGTCGAAAAGGCTATAAATAAAGTTTCTAGAAAGCAAATGCAAAATTTAAAACAATGGACCGAAGAAAATCCAAATTTTATGAATAATGATCATCTTCAAAAAGAATATACAAAGTTAATTGCTTCATGCTCTAAAGATGTTGAAAAGGATAAAATAAAAAAACGATTATGTGATAAGGTATATTTATCGGAAAAAAATAAAATATGATTAAAACTTATTGTAAAACATCTTTATACATTTCAAGTGCTTTTTCTCTCTGTGAACTATAATCTACTATAGGTTTCGGATATAATATATGTTTTGCTGTATTATATTCATGATAATATTTATACCATTGATGTATATGTTTATTTGGAATATCTTTTAATTGTGGAAGCCATTTTTTAATATATACACAGTCTGGATCATGTTCATCTGATTGAGACCATGGATTGAATATACGAAAATATGGTTGACTATCAGCGCCAGTTGATGCAACCCACTGCCAATTACCATTATTAGATGCGGGATCATAATCGGTAAGTTTTTGAGCAAAATATTTTTCACCTTCTCTCCATGATATCAATAATGTTTTAATTAGAAAGCTAGCTACTATTAATCGACCTCTATTATGCATATAACCAGTTGTATTCATTTGTGTCATAGCGGCATCCACTATTGGAAAACCAGTTAATGCATTTTTCCAATCTTCTAAATTATTTTTAGATTTAGACCATTTTATAGATGAATATTTTTTCTTTAACGGTCCGTATAATACATATTCGTAATCATTCAATATTTGAGCATAGAATTCACGCCAAATTAATTGTCTGAAGAGAGAATCATTCTTGCTCATAGCTAAAGCAGTTTCTCTAATAGAAATGCAACCATATTTAATATATGCTGATAATTGTGTAGTTTTTGTAGATAATTCATTTCTAGTAGAATCGTAGTTTTTAAATGAATTTATTTTTTTTAGGATATTTTTACCATTTATTCTACCACCACAAACAAGCAAATTATCATTAATTTTAATTAATTTATTTGCGGCTTCTTTCAATGAATAATTAGTTGATATCTTTTTAGTACCAAATTTAATTTTGTACGTTGATAATGGTTTATCATATGCAATTTTTTTTACTTTATTATAAAATGGTGTAAATTTCATATAAGCCTTATCGGTAGACGATACATTAATTGAACCTGGTTCATATAAATAATAGTCATTTTCAAACAATAGCTTAATATCTAATTTCTCCAATGTCTCTAATTGACGTATTCGTTCTTTTGCAAAAGGTGAATAATCGCGATTTTCAGCAACTATATTAATATTTAATTCTTTTACTAATTTAGTTACAATTTTTAATGTATCTCCATAATAAATTAATAGGTCACCACCTTTACTTTCTATATCATCTTTTAGTTCAGTTAAACTTTCAATCATAAATTGAATAGAATTATCAGATTTATATATATTAGATTTTGATACTTGTTGGGGTGTAAATATAAAACATACGTAAATCTTTGAACATAAAGAATTTAATTTATGTAATGTTATATTATCTTGGATACGAAAATCTCTATGAAACAAGAACAACCCGTTCATTATACATATAATTTATATATATTTTCTATATAAATTATATTATTAAATATAATAATTATAATAAATATTATAATAAGTAATATCCTAACTTTTTTTCATAGGTTTTATCAAAATCTTTATGTAATAATATTTCTTCTTTTGAAAAAATATACTCTGTATCAATTGAAAATGTATCTCTTTTTGGTTTACCTCTACCTTTATATTGGGTTATATTAATTGGGTAATTTGGTTTTATTTGAAAATTATAGTTATTTTTTAATCGATTTAAAGTAGTAATATAATCATCGCGCAAATCTTCATATTTTATTAATAGATAATTATCAACTAATTTTGGCATATCATCATATAAATATTTTAATTTTGTTTTTCTTAAATCAAAAATATTTTCATATCTTTTATTTGTATAAATGTTTCTGTCTTCAATAATCTCATAATTATTATTTTGAGACCAGAATTCATTATTAAGAAATTTAGCTTTATTACCCCTGATATCTTTTTGAATATAATATGGATATTTGTATAAAGAATTTATCCACGTAAATGGGTGTCTAATTAATCCAATAAATAGAATATTACTAGTATCATCCGGAAATTTATTATATCCAAAAAAATGTTTGTTTATTTGATAGCTATGAATATTTAAATTAAAATTTTGTAATAAAGCTTCTTCTAAAAAATTTGTTCCACTGCATCTTTCTCCTAAAATGCAAAAATATTTAATATTTAAAGATTTTTCAGAATTCATTATAAGTTAATGTTATATAATAGAATGACCAAAATTAATTCTATTATTTAACAAATATATAATTATTATTAAATAGTTGGTATAAATTCCCATTCTAATTCAAAACAAATTTTTTTCCAGATTTCATCTTGTTCGATACGTTTTTCTCTATCTTTTAACATAGGAAAAAAAGGTAAAAATTGGCGCTGTTCTAATAATTCACATAATTTATATACTGTATAATAATAATTCAAAAAATTAACTCTATCTTCGGGACAATACTTACTATATGGACCTTGTATATCCATAAATAAATTACACAAACGTTCCTCGAGTTCAGGACTCATTATTGGCGGACGTATACCAAGCTTATCTTTAATGAATGGAATATGTTCATAATATTTATTATAGCCTAATTTTTTTAAAATTTCCTTCGCTTTTTTGTTTGTTAATTGATGAATTGTAATTCGCTCCTTTTTGATTTGTAGTTTAACATTTTCCAGAACTTCTTCAGGAATTAAAGTAGTTTCTTTTGCTTGAAATTGCGCTAATATTTCTCTAAAGTGATTTATTCTCTTATATGCATAAAAACAAACCTCTTTAGGAGGTTCTTTATATGTAGGTTTATCGTTATCAACTAGAAAGCGAGTATATTTGCTACAAACATTACATACAAGTATACCTTCTTGTTCAACTGGAATAATTTCACCTTTATTGCAATATTGACAAATATCGGAAGCAACAACAAAATTATTAATATCAATGATTCGGTTATCTATATTATAAAAATATTTCAAGACATTATTAGGTGTTTCATTTGTATTTTTTTTAGTGTCATCTTCATTTTTGATATTAAAAAATGTGTCCAATACTTTAGTCTTATTATTACAATTTGATATATCTTTTTTATTTTCAAAATACTCAAATATAAATTTAGAATTATCTAAAAAATATTGTTTTTTTTTACATTTTTTCGATTTTATTTCGTTATCTATATAATTTATTTGTTCTTTTAATTCTATTTTTTCATCAAAAGATATTGTTGAACATTTTTCTGTAAATTTATTATAAAGTTCTTTTCTTTTTTCTATTAATTTAGGTAAAATAGTTGATTCATCTTGAGTGAACTCTTTAATGTAATTTTCATGTTTACCATCCAGTTGTAGTATAGCTTTTGAATCAGAAATCGGTTTTGTATTTTTAGGCTTAAAATTTGACATAATATATTAATTACTTAATATTTTTTTAATTATTAATTAAGATAAATACTATTAAAATGTAATAATTTTATGTTAATAAAAGATAAAATAAAATGGATGAATATAAAATTACCGAATGTGACAATATAGAAATTGATTACATAACAATAAGAAAAATGCAGTTTATTTACAATGCTATTGAGGAGGGATGGAATATTAAGAAAAGTAACGATAAATATATATTTACAAAACGTCATGAGGGTAAAACAGAAGTGTTTCTTGATAGCTATTTACGTCAGTTTTTACAAAAAAATTCTGAAACTATTAAAAAATTTTAATTCAACATTTCAATTAATTAAATTAATTAAGTGTTAAAATTAAAATTTTTTTTCTTTAGCAATAATATAAATAATGGGAGGAGGACTTATGCAACTCGTCGCCTATGGCGCCCAAGATGTCTATCTTACAGGTAATCCCCAGATTACATTCTGGAAAGTGACCTACCGTCGCTATACTAACTTCTCAATTGAATCGATTGAGCAAACTTTCAATGGACAGGCTGATTTCGGTCGCCGTGTTACTTGCACTATCTCAAGAAACGGTGATTTAGCTTACCGCACTTATCTTCAAGTAACACTTCCCGAGATTAACCAAGCCATGGCTAACCAATATAACGGTGTTGCAACTTCCCCCAATAAAGGTGTCTACGCTAGATGGCTTGACTTCCCCGGCGAGCAGTTAATCTCGCAGGTTGAAGTTGAAATTGGTGGTCAGCGCATTGATCGCCAATATGGTGACTGGATGCACATCTGGCAACAGCTTACCCTTACTGCTGAACAGCAGCGTGGTTACTACAAAATGGTTGGCAACACCACCCAGCTTACATTCATCACTGATCCTTCATTCGCGGCCATTGACGGTCCTTGCTCATCGGATGCGCCCAGACAGGTTTGCGCGCCCCGTAATGCTCTACCCGAAACAACCCTCTACGTCCCCTTCCAGTTCTGGTATTGCCGTAACCCTGGACTTGCCCTTCCCC